CCAGTAGGACCGGTAATATTGTTATTACCATCTCCGTACTGAGAGTTACCACTTCCTGAACCATTGTTACCAGTTCCAAGAGCTGAGCTCTCGTACTGATAACGCATAGCGAAGGCAAGTCCGACTGGTCCGGTCATGGGCTGTACACCAACGATCTCATTTGTGATGAGTTCGGGGAATGTACGGCGGATCATGGGGATAAGGACCTTAGGGAGACGAGCATCACCATTAGCATAGGTATCACCGGCAGGGTAGGAGTTACCTACCTGACCACCGTAATTATATCCTGTGCCACCATTAGGGCCGAAGACGCCCTGGGCGGAGTTTGTGCTCTCAAAGCACCACTTCTCCTGGTTTTCCAAGAGGATAGCGGTGTTCAGACGAGTATTTTCGTTAGTAATAGCAGAAACCTTGTCTGAAGAGTAGTCCAATACTGGGCTCCACTTCTCGACGAGTGTTTCAGCTACGTTTTTGTTGATATGAAAAAGTTCCATAGTTATTAATTTTCCTTTATAAAAAAGATTCGACCTTTTGAGTATGAAAAGACGTTAGAAGATCTTAGTGCTTAATGTTAAGCTTAGATCCGTCTAATTTTTTCATCTCATTCAGATATCCGCCAACGCTCGATTCTACAATCGGGGCCGGTGAGTAAATTGACTCTTCAAGAACTTCTGTTTCGGGGCGATCAACGGACTCAACGATACGTTGGGTGACGCTTTCCTTAGCAGAATCTTCTTGTTCGGTAATTTCCTTCTCGAACATCTCAACTACGTACTGATAGTTCTCTTGAATATACTCAGGGCTCTTGCCCTTGAGTAACTTACTAACAAAGGACTTGGCCGCAACGGGCATATCCTTTGTCTTTGACTCAAGCAATAGAGCGGACTCAGAACGATTCAACTTGTGATTGAGTTCTGTGTTATTCTCTAATGCTTCGTTTAATTCCTTTCTAAGGGAATCAATAGTTCTTTTGCCGTCGATGAGGGCCTCCTTAACCTCACCATCGATGAAACTCTCATCGATAGCAACAAGCTGGCGGATCTGTTCAAGTGTCTTACGAGCGCGGATATTTTCCACAGCTTCATTTACTTGTTCAGTCGGCATTGTCTTTTCCATGTAAAGGTCGAGATAGTTTGATACTTCATCGACAAGGCGTCCACGGAAGGACTCAGCTTCTTCATTTAAAATTGTTTTGTAATGATTAATTACTTCCTTAAGCTTAAGGGTATGTTCTTCATCAATCTTAGTAAGAACCTTCTTAAGCTTCTGAGCATGATCAAAATCAATTGTCTCGACAAGCTTCTTAAGCTTGGAGGTATGGTCAGCGTCAATAGCTTCAACGAGCTTCTGAAGCTTTTCAGAGTGATCTTCATCAATCTTAGCTACTGTAGCTTCTACTTGAAGTTCAGCTTTCTTTTCAGCTTTTTCATTTACGGCCAATTCAAAGGCTTCGTGAACGGCGTTGAGTGTGTCCTCTGTGATGAGATCTTTAAATTGCTCTTGAAGAATTTTCTTGAAGTCCATATTGTATATTTATTTATTCTATTTAGTCTACTTTTCCTGATTAATATAGGTTCTTACCTTATTTTTTATCTTTTCAGCAACTACTGCTTGAAGAGCAATCTTAGCCTGAGAGTAGTCTTTGTTAGCAATCTGTGCTATAAAATTTTGTGTAGCTTTCTTTACGTTGTCCATATTATATTAATTAAGCTGACTTAAGCATCTTGATGAAAGACATCAACGATTCTTTTAAGAAAGAATCAGTTTCGTGTCTAGGTAATGTGCGAAGTTTTTCTTCTAATGCTTTATAAGCCTTAACAGCAGCTTCAACAATTGTTCCATCAGGTCTAATCATCCATTCTTTAGATTCCATAATAGACTCTAACATAGCACTTTGTACTGAAGGTTGATGAACAACGTCTAAGCAAATAAGGTGAAAATTAGAAACTTCCTTAACATCATTTTTTTCATTAACGTTACCTAAAGCTCTGGAACTAATACCCATTTTAATATTATCTTGAATAAGAGACTTGAGAAGAAGTCCCATAGGTGTATTTAAAACCTGAGACTTACCATAAAAATAATTGCCTTTCTGTGTTAATTCTGTAACAAGGTGACAGGCATTAACAGGGTTAACTTCTGTAGACTGTGGGTGATTCATTTCACCAATTGCTCTACGAGACTTGACCATGTCAGTAGTGTAACGATTAACTTCCTTAACCATTTCATCTAATTTGTAGATACGGCCGTTTTGATTCTTCTCTTCGGCCATTAAGAAAGGGCCAGTAATGAATACTTTTTGTTCACCTTGACGATTTTTCTCTTCGATTAAGAAGTCAATATCGTCATTAATGTCTTCGACTAAAAATTTGAGTCCCATATGTGTTACAATTATTTATACCGGCCTGTCCCGTTTTCTCGGTTAAAATCAATAAATACTGTAATCATGTTTATTCTATTGTTAAGTCTTTCATCATTATTAGTCGCCGGTAGTGCTGCTTTCTTTTCAGTATTAGGTATAGCATCTTTATTTTCAGGATGTTATTATCAAGTAATGATTATGGCCGGGGCGCTAGAATTTGCTAAACTCATTGCTACATCATTTCTTTATCGTTACTGGAATAAGACTAATATCTTTCTTAGAACCTATCTTCTTATAGCAGTTGGTGTACTAATGGTTATCACTTCAGCAGGTATTTTTGGTTACCTATCTTCAGCTTATCAAAAGAATGCTTCTAAAAATTCTTTAGATGATAATAAAATAGCGCTAATAGAGAATCAAAAGCAGTCTGTTAACGAAGAAATAGTTAGTATTCAGAGTCGTATAGATACATTGAATGCAGCTAGAAAATCTCAAGAAAAGAGATTACCTGATTTATCTTCAAGGGCGGCTAAACCTATTTACGATGATATTAAAAAATCTAGTGATGAAATTACTAACTTAACTTCCCGTCTTCAAACATTACAAACTACTAAGTTTGAAAAAGATAATGAAATTATATCTCTTAAAACTGATACTAGTAAAGCAAATGATATTGGCACATTTAAGTTTGTTGCTAAATCTTTTAATACACCTCTAGATACTGTTGTTAAATGGTTTATTTTAATTCTTGTATCAGTTTTTGATCCGTTATCAGTTAGTTTAGTTCTAGCACTTAACATTGCTTTAACTGGTAGTATGTTAAAAGAAGTTAAAGAACCTAAAAAGAAAGAAGAACCTTTACCTGATAACATTATTATTGGTCAAGGTTATCATAACTCTAATAATCATTTATAAACCTAAGTGCTTCTCGGTAATAATTGTAAACTCATAATTCTTTTTCTTAGCCCACTGACTAGCTGCTTCCCACTTAGCTCTATTCTTTATATACTCGGCTTGTTTACGCATTAAGGATTTTGTATTTCTTGTTGCCTTGGGAGGTAAAGTTTGAATAGATGGTTTAATTTCTATTAGGTATTTTTTAGTTGTACCATCTTTAGCTTTTATAGTAATATTATTATCGACAAAGTATCGAGATACTCTTCCTGTTAAAGGATTCTGATAAGGTATAACTATAGATTCTGATCCCCAAGAAGTAATAGCAGGGTTATGATCAGCCCATCTCATAAAACGTAATTCGTATGAAGATCTGTATATGATGGGATGGGTGCCTTTATACTTGTCCGGGTTACTAGGCTTAAAGAGACCCTGTTTAAACCTAACTGTACGTCTTCTGTTCACTTAACACTTCCAACGTCTTCTAGCTGCACATCCTCTAGTGTTTTTACCAGCACATCCTCCTGCAGGGATCCAAGCTTTACTTCTAGCACAAAAGCTCTTTCTACGTTTTGAAGCTTTAGAACCTCTCTTTACTTTACCAGTTACTGGAGCCTTAAGGTGAGAGCCAGTAGCGCGGTTGTACTTTGCCCTACCCTTAGCTGTTAAACCTCCTCCTCGACTTACTGGGAGTTTTTCCCCTCTTTTAATAGAAAGACTAGGTCCTCCTTCTTCTAATATTTGTTCAACAAGTAATTCAAAGTTCATAAAAATAATTATCCAATAAACCACATCGGTGGCATTACATCTTCATTTTCTTTCTTTAATTCGTTTTCTAGAGCGTCTCTTTCTTGTATACCTTGACCCATAAATGTGTCAGCATTAACCGATCCACCGGCAAAGAGACCTGTACCGGAAAACTTACCTCTAACATTAGCTACAGATATTTTAGATAGAGCTAATGTGTATCTAAAAATCCAACGTTCGTTGATAAGATCTTTAATAGGTCTTTCTAAGTAACATCCAACAATAGCAAGGTACTGATTAGCTGGAATAGGTTCAGGAATAATTCTAAGAATTTGAGTCTTTGGATCAAAACGGAAGTGAGGAACTTGTGCTAATACTTTATCACGAACTTTAATGAAGTCTTTTAATACTTCCCAGGACTGAAGATCAAAACCAAAGTTACCAATCATATATGAAGAGTAAATTTGTTGAGCCATAGCTTGCTCTAAAGTAAACAAAGTATTAATACCTGTTGTTTCTCCGTAATTGAAAGCAAAACAATCTAATACTCTTCTATAAGATTCTAAATCAAAATCCCAACCACCTGATAACCCTGGTGATGTTGTTGCTGACATCGGGTTGTTTAGTGTTGTTGTATACATTTCCGGGGTAGTATTAATCAATGTAGCAACGTCTAACCCGACACCTGATACATATTTTGTTGACGGGAACAGTAAATACTCTTCAGTGTAACCGGCGTACTTTGTAAAGTACTCCATAGCAATAGCTATATTATCGTAAATCTGTTCGTTAGAGATTTCTACCTGTACTAACGGTTCACCTAACTGACGACGGACTCTTAAAGCGAGGGCATCGTAACTAGCAATCTTATGATTGAGGTTAGTAGAGCCTTGTGTATACCTAGGGAGTACGTTCATATATAGTTATTTAATCTTTTTATAAACCGTAATACCCGTACGGGCTACCTTGTTCATTAGCTTGATCTTGATCAAACACTTGCTGACCTTCAGTATTAGCTGAATCAGGATAGGGCTGTACAAGATCTGGAGGACTAACCCCGCCAGGTAATATACCATAAGCACCTGCGTCGTTGATTTGAGTATTGACTGGTTCGTGTGGTGCACCAGGTTCTTTGGAGCTCTCCCAACGTCTACATTTTATAATCCAAATATAATGCCCCATAAGGGTATTAGCATTCATTGCTAAATTTTCATCATCACGTTCGGTTACTTCATAAATTGGAGCACCTCTTCCATCAGGACGATCACCATATCCGCCATACTCTTGTAACTCAATAAGGTCACCAGACTTTGGTTCTCTACCTGGCCCAAATGTATTCCAGAAAGCAGATAAATGTATAACAGCAGTCATATCACAATCTGCTAAAATACCAAATTTAGAAAGCATTATAGCGTCATTAGTAATATCTGTTAACATTATTACCGGTCCAGTCTCTACGTATGTAGCTGTTGGATCTTCTCCGTATAGGTAATTTTGAGCTGATAGCTGATAACCGTTTGTATAATAG